GTGCGGCGCGTCGATTCCGTATGGTAGAGGGGCAGTTAACATTCTGGTCTTACTTACTATGTCAGTCACAGTCTTATGAAATACACTCTTGATTTTAGGCTGCATATTATGAAACTTCTCTATTGCCTTACCAGCCTCATACTCAGTAATCTCAAAATCAATCCCATACTTTCTAGCCTGAGTATTAACCTCAGAGGCCGCACGAGCTTTACCTGCCATTAAATGACAAGCGTGCCGGAGGGTTTTCCCCGCGAATCTAATAGGATGTTCATAGCCTAACTTGCTTTTATCATAGTTGAATAATTCCTCATTAGGACCAAAAAACCAGACAGCAGTGTGAGCATGGTAATCGATCTCATCAACTAATTTTAGTGCTTCATAATCTTCTGCCAGTAGGAAAACTACTCGTGCTTCTGCCTGAGATGAGTCTAGTTGAATAAAGATTTCTCCCTCATCTGGTATGAACATTGATCTTACGTCAGATCCAATATCGCCGTGTTTGGTTATAGTTTGGAATGCTAGTCCTATTTCTTGATGCTTCTTTACACTTCCTTTCTTAAACTCTATCGTTGGTCTGATTGGTTCTCCTAATTTTCCTGTGCTAGTCCGTCCTGTTTCTAAGCAGAGAAAGCAAGATGTTCTCATTCTCCCATCAAAGTCAGGTAATGCCATTAGATAGGAGGAAATTGTCTTTTTAACTCTTCGTTGTTTCAGAATTAAAGAAACTATCTGCTTCTTTTCCTCTGAAATAGTTCTGTTATTTATAATCTTCGTGAGAGCTTCTTCTCCTGTCCCTCCGTAATCGTGTAATTTCAGAACATTGTAAAGTAGAATTGAAACTTGCTTAGGAGAATTTACATTTACTACATCTCCTGTTAGTTTGAATAATTGATATGATAGTTCTTCATCCCATCTTACGTACTTCCTAATCAAATTATCACGAGCTTCGGTATCAATTCTAAATCCTATATTCTCTGTTTTGAGGTATGAGTTATGAAGTTTTAATATAAAGTTTCGGTAAAAATCTCGGACTCCTAATTCGTCTAGTTCAGATTCCATCCTTTGATTGATCTCTAAAGTAACACAAGCATCTCGACCGCATCCTATTAAGAGATCAGAGAAAGATCCTTCATACATTCCTTCATCTTTATAGAATGGTTCCTCAGTATAGATTGAGGTATTGAATGCTAGAGACTTTGGAAGTTCAGGATTTATTGCAAAAGACTTTAACATTGTATCATCATGAAGTTCTCCTATGGTAAATCCTAGACGGACTAATTTATCCTGATCGTGCTTGAAATTCTGACCAACTATCTTCCTAGTAGAGAGAAGATGATCTAGTAAAATCCAAATTCGGACCAGATCAGAATCAGGAATCGAAGGCGCGCCTGAAATATTATTCCATAGTGAGAGAACTAAAGCTTCTCTGGGATTGAAGGAAAATCCAACTACTGAAGGGATACAGTTCGTAGATTCAGTATCTACTGACAGAATATCATTTGAGTAATTGCGATCAATAAACTCCTGAAACTGAGCAGATGATCTGCAAATTTGAATTAGTCTATTAGGAAGGATCAATTCTGAAAACTGAGCCTGACTCCAAGCTCGTTTCATATCATGAATCATTACTAATCTATTCCAATATCCTTTGAACTCAGCTGCCTGATAATATAGAAGATGAGCAGGGTGGTAAGTACCTACCACTTTCCTTCCCATCCCTATTAGTATTGATCCTCTATAGTTTTTGATATTCTTCTTTCCAGTCAGCCCCCAAAGGGCTGTCTTTCCTAAAGCTAATATGCAGTTAGGCTTGACTTGATTGATTTCTTTTTGAAGTTCTTCTAAGCATTGATCTACGTTGATGTCTAGAGATCTACATCTTGTTAGGAAGGGTGCAGGACCAGGAATTACTTCGTACTTGATTAGATTTGTTACCCAACATTCATGCCGTGGAATTCCTGCATCTTTTAAGAGCTTATCAAGTTCTCTACCGGAAGGACCGACGAATGGCTGATTTTCCCTAACTTCTTGATAAGATGGAGACTCCCCCACTATCATCATCTTTGGTGATATAGGTCCGCGGCCTCCTACGTAGGGGAGATCAGGGTTCATTTTTCTAGCTCTGTAACAAGTGATGAGTTACCTGTGGCATTGAATTTATCAAGCTTTGGATTGATTCCATGCAGAATTATATCTTGAAATGTTATAATCTCACCTTGTCTTAAAGTAATTTCACCAGCAAGTGCACCGTTTATGAATATAGCAATATCACAATGAGAATGAGTTGGATTCCTATACTCAAGATGGATTTTCATTTATCACTCCTGATCAAGTTCATCAATGAGTTTCTGAACTAGTAATAGACTGAGGAAAAATAACCAACAGCCTATGAATACTATTGTCACATCATATAGGAAATCAATCATGAAGTCTTCTCCGCGTAAATCTTCTCAAGGATTTCAATCTGTCTATCAGAAAGTTTGCTATAGTGATTTAACTGTCTCTCAATGGAATCGATAAAATCAAGCTCCCATGATGATAATTTATCCTGAGTCTCATCCTTAATAGCTTCTATCCACTCTCTCAGAGTCTTTTCGTCGTAATTCAATGAGAGCCTCCTTTCTTGTTTTACATCTTTTTATTACTTCTGGATCTTTGTCAATCAATTCTGCTAATTGAATACTTTCTGAAAGCCAGCCTAGAGACACATCTAGCTCATCCCTAGTTTGAACTAGAGTCCAGTTTTTATCTCTTAATTTCCGCTCAAGGTAGAAGATTCTCGCTAGGCTTACTTTCTTGTGCCATATCTTCTCCCTGTGTAGGAGTCTCCGCAGGTTTACCATTCTCAATTACCTTGATCCTCATGGCCCGCCATCCCTTTTCAGGGATTTCCATAGGCTCAAACTCTACTTTCGCACCCGGATTGAGATTCAGGATATTAAAAGTAGGTTCAAGTGCTGACCAGTGGAAAAAGATTCTCGTGAATGGCTTATCGAAAGATGATATGAAACCCCATCCCTTCTCTTTTGAAATCTTGATCACTCTGCCGTTAATCCTATTGAGTCCTGTTACTTCACCAATTGTTGTCATCTTCTATCTCCTCAGTAAATCCTGATGTAAGTATTTACGTCAGGTCGTTCCTCGAATGGTTGATTGCTAATTACAGTATGATAGTCATAGAGAGTTGAGTAAAATTTTAGAATAGATTCATAAATATCTTCATCATTTCTATGAACTTTCTCATATGAATAGTGATCATCAGTGTTCTCTTCCTTCCTTTTTATATAGATCCATTCTAGCATTTTGATTCTCCTTTCCTAGTAATCGGCGTGCGAGAGCCTACTAAGAATCAACTCATGATTGATCTTTTCGGCCCCCGCACACCTTCATCTGACTTGGACTACTTAGTGACTTGGATACCGTTCAGGATACGAGTACTCCTTACTTAATCGTCGGTATCTCCATCACCATTCTCGTCATCCTCGTCAGAATCCTCATCTTCATCTTCTTCATTCTCATCTTCATCTTCTTCAGTTTCCTTATCAGGATCATCAACAATAGGATCAATTACTTCATCCTGTTCTGGTTTAGGATCTTCAGGATTAGTTACTTCTTCAGACATTAGTCCCTCGCAGGTCGATACTTGTGACTCACGTTGTTCAGAAGTCTATTGTCATAATTCTTTGTATCCACGTAAACATCAAGTTCCTTTCCAGCAGCAGAACTAAGATCGTATCTCTCTCCCGGTGCAAGATCAACACCGAAAGATGCAAGAAATCCCTTAGCGAAGCCGATAGCTTTTGAGTTAAAGTTCCACTCAATTGGAACGCCAGAGAATTCAGTGCTACCATTGTCAGAATTCTTAACCACAGTTGCATCTACTGGATAGTTGATTGATCCACCATCCTTAGATGGTTTCTCACCAATAGATTCAATTCTAAGCCTATACCATGCAGGTTCTACGATCTTGTCTCTGAGAAGATCACGTTCGGTAAAACTGATAATCGGCACTTTTCCTCCTTAAAGTTTCACTACTTTTTCTGGACTCTCTTGCATTTTCTTAATTGCAGGTATCAAGTATTTATCATAGAGAGGATCATTCTTTATGACTATCTCCTTATCTAGTGGTAAAGAAGTTCTCGCATAGTCGTCCCCAGTATGTTGGGTCAAGAGTGAGTAATCACCGCCCGCACCAGCTACGAAGCCTGATTTAGTTTGGAAATGGTAGATTTCATCACAATAGGCGGGAATCTTTGCCGCAATCTTTTTTCCACCTGTTACTATCAGACGGCTCATATGAGTTTCGCCGTCAGGTGATCTTTGTTCAGTCTGTATTACGTGGGCAATCAGGATGATGTTGATCTTGTGATAGCCTGCAATGTCTTTGGTCAGAGCGATTAGTTCCTGTAAAGCTGAAGTTTCAGCATTGAAGTCCTCAATTGTATTTACAGGAATCCCTGCAATTCTCTTGCCAGCTTCTTTACCTGATTGAGTAGTAGTTCCAGATTTCAATTTGAGAGTTTGACGATTGATACTATCCCCTAGAGAAGTTATACTATCAACTATCAGAGTCTTGAATTTACAATTTACCTGGAACTGTTCTAGTTTTCTTCTACCTGCCTCCCAATCAGTGTAATCGTCGTATTCTATATGAGTAGGATCTATTCCCCAGTATTTCATTGGAAGTAGGAGGGCTCTCATCTTTTTATCCCATGAGAACCAGTACTGAGGCTTAGGGAATGATAGAGCAGCGGTGGATTTTCTTGTGCCAGGTTCACCTTTCAGTAGGGCATAGATGATAGAAGGATCGAGATTGCTAAGATTTGACATTACGCTCCTATTGGTATGATTTCCAATATTTTTCATCTAAAAGATTGAGAATAACTATAGTACCAAGATTATCATAATCAAAAAAATCCTTCATATTAGAATCACCATCAAACAATCTAGCAATGTACTTATCAGTAGATAAATCACATCTAGTACAAACTTTTATTTGTTTTCCTTCTCTTTCAACTAAAAAGGCGCAGGGGATTCTGTTGTGAGATTCATGCACTCTACAATTGTTACATTCACAGCCAAAAATAGTTTCCATATGATCCTACTTTCCAAGCCCCAATGCTCTGATAAGATCCTTCATATCTATCAGTGGCTTCTCTTTCTTCTTACTCTTTCTCAATTCAATTCTTTCCCTTCTTTTTTGAAGCTGATGCTTTCCTAGTCTTTTTTTGAGTTTCATCAGTTCCTTTTCTCTTAGCTCTAACTACTGGAATGATCTTTCTTCTTACTGCCTCAGCGATTAGTCTGTAGTAGATAGTGGGAAATTTCTCTCCATAGTTCTTACCTTCCAGAACTTTTCTCTCACAGAGATGAATAGAATTTAGAAGGTGTCCATCATTCATTATCTCTGGAGGTACAGAGCCATAGTTCCTACTTCTCCAAAGGAATGGATCACATTGTCTATCTATTAGTAATTCTCTAGGTCTAAAATCTCCAAATTCGTAGACTTTACTGAGTTCATCGTAATATAAATCAGAATAGTCTTCTGCTGCCATTGTCTCTCTCCTATTTTATGAACTCTTTAAGTTTCTCTTGAAGTTCTGAGAGCTTAATTACTTGTTCTCGGATCAACTGAAGTCCTGCTATTGCATCGTCGAATACTTTTACTATATCAGATTGTTCTCCCTTAATAATACTTTTCTTCTCAGTGATCCTTTTTCTAATATTATAGAATCTATTTTTGATTGTATCTTCTGAATATCTGTTATAGTAACCTTCAATCTTTAGTATTGAACTAGCTTCTATAACTTCTATTGAAGGAAACTCAATTAGAACCTCTTTAATTCGTTTAGAAAGCTTCTTTACTGGTACTATCTTCTCATTAGTTTCAGGTTTCATTACTATCTCCATTTTCTTCTCAGTTCCGAGTAGTTCTCTCAGTTTCTTGTTAATAATTCCTGTTCCAAGAGGATTAAAGATTGTGATTCTTTTCTTTCTTGCCTCCTTGACTATCTTATCAAAAGTATTATGACCTATAAATCTAGTCATAAATATCGCTACAGTATTAGATGGTATCTCCTTAGAATGCCAATTCTCATTTTGACTATCCCATAGTAGCACTCTCGGATTATCTAGGATGTCAGAATCAAAGTTAGAAGTCTTTCCTCCTACTATTAAAATTTGACCATGATTGATTGGTGTTAGCGGTTTTTCTTCTATCATCTCATCCCCGTCTCAATTAGTTCTAGTATCCTTTCAACCTCATTCCGCTTCTTACTTCTAGTACACTTCAAACAGTGAACTCTGACGTTTCGGAGGGCCGCACGGGTAATTATCATTTTCTCTTCACAGATTGCACAGAGAGCTTCTCTGTTAAGTGCCAGTTCCTTATCGATATAATGAGTACAATGGGGCAGGGTACACCGTAGTACGTGATACTTTTTATCCCTGCCTAGATTTACTCTCTTGTACTTATGAATGTGCTTCTTCTTCATAATATTCCTGTCTTTGTATGAAATTAGTCTTCAATTCAGTCTCTCTCATATTTCTGTTCGATTCACAGACTGATTTAAATGAGCAGATTCCAAACTTATCACAATGAGTAAAGTTTGGAGGGAAGTAGCTCATCTCTGTGTAGTGCAGGAAGAGTCTAGCGTAATAAGGAATGATCTCTTCTTGCCATTCGATTAGCCTGTCGGCTGAATATGAAATGACTACTCTCGTGAACTTCTCAGCAGGTTTCAGGCTGGTTTGGAATCCTATTTTATTTATTATTATAGACCTTACCTTATCAAGCACGCACTGCCCCATGAATTGATTATTTAGGGACAGAGTATCTTTTCGGTAAGATGAAGTCTTA